GCAGTAATCTTATTCCGAGATACACCACCAAATATAGACCCTGAAACAAGTCCGTTAAAAATGTACGAACCCGTGTCAACATACTCTTCAGTTTCATCAATATCGGATGCGAGTTTTGTGTAGTCATCTCCGATTTCTTTTACAATTTCTTTAAGAAAGTCCATTAAATAACAAATCCAAATTGTTCACGGGCAATTTTTTTGTAAGCACCACCAGGATACTGTTCACGAATATCCATCATAAGTTTCATCTTTTGATAAAGAGCAGCGTCTCCACCAAGGCGAAGGGCACTTACAATAGTAGCGAGTTCTTTGTCGTTGATAGGCAGTTCCATTTAGCCAAAAAATAGTTCTAGGTTTACAGTTTTTTCTACATTCCACCCAATTGCATCAAGGATTGCCTTGAGAGGTTCGACAAAACTCTTTTCAAATTGTAAGTCATAGTCAATGTACTTGTCAAGGTCAAGTTCGCGTGGAAAATCCTGGATGAATGAAATAACATTCTCCCGAATAATATTGGGTTTCTTCAAATACAGGAATTTAATTTTCTCCCCGTTATTGATGAGTGAATATTTATTCGTTAGTTTCTTCTCCTTAATATAGTGATTAAAGAGAAGAGCACCGCGACAATGAATGGGGGTTCCCTTTGCATAGATGTCTGAGTGAGAACGGTATTTTACCACATCTGACACCGATCTGGGGAAAGCAATTTCTTCTGGAGGAAGAGATTTGAACTCCTTACGGCACTTATCAATGAAGTTGATAACATCTTCTTCGGTGCCGTTCATCATCAGTTTGAGACCATCCTTAATCATCTTACGGCAAGGTGCAGGTGTAGAAGACTTAACTGCTTCAATACCCATCATCTTCAGTTTAGGTTCTTCATATCGAACACCTTCACTGTCCCATACGTTGAGAATATATCGCTTCTTAGCAGTCCAGATACCACGTTCAGCAATATTCTCACGCTTCATAAACATCTTCTGATCGTAAGCGTTTACGTAATCCGCGAGTTCTTGGTAACAACGGTCAATATA